GCCCCAGACGCTGACGGACACGGACTCAGCCGCGTCGCCAGCATCGGCAACCAACACCACGTCGAGGAATCCCCCGGCCGCCACAGTTCCATCCTTGATGGTCAGAGCGCCCAGGTCGGTCGTCACGTTCACAGCCGCAACGACCTGAGTACCAGCCGCCGACGTACCGATCGTCAGCGCCGGATCACTGGTCACGCTGTCAGCCGACACCTTGATGTCGGTGACCTCGAACGCAGCACCCGCCGGCAATTCGATACGCTGGCTGGCAGTCTCTCCGTTGGCGACGTCGTCGAACTGGATCGGGATGCACTGGAGCGCACCGATTACAGGTCCAGTAACGCCGTCGCGTCCCTTGTATCGCGTCGAACTCATGACTCGACCTCCTTACTGGCCGAGACCGCCGACGAGGTTACGCCAGTCAGCCGGGCCGTGGGAGAACCGGTACGTCATCTTCGACTTCATGTTACCGGTCTCGAAGTCCAGCGCGTGGTCCGTGACCGGCTCCATGCGCCAGTAGAAAAGCAGACGGTGCTGCGAGGGCGCGGACATGATGAACCACGAGTCGTCATCCGTCAGGTACTTCGACATGACGGTCTGGAGACCGATCTGGTTCAGAGCATTGGTCGCGTTCTCGGACGTGTCCGAACGGAGCTGGCTCTTGAGCACCTCGTGAACGACCCACCGCAGCTCGGGCGGGAACAGCAGCATCGACGGCGAACCCTCGATGAGCTGGTTACGGTCGTCACGCATGTCGTCGAACAGGTTGATAGCCGTTTCGACGGCAGCCTGATCGAAGTCACTCGACACGAGGTTGCTCTGCGTGCCGCCACCCACGAGGGGATGCGAAGCGTTGAAGAGGCTCACGCCGTCCGGGGTATCCACCGAGGTGAAGCCCAGGTTGAAGTCCGAGAAAGCCTCGGTCTCGATCGAGTTACGGGCCACACGAGACAACGCGGGAGCCGCATCCGTGATCGCGCCGTCGATGTCGTCATCCATCGCCTCGAACGTGATCTGGTAGCCCTTCGCGTAGGTCTTGTGCTTGTACCGACGATCGTAGCCCTGCATGAGCCGATCGTACTCGACCTTGGCACCCTCGGGCTTCTCAGCGAACTGAGAGAACCCGGTGATACCGGTGATTTCCTCGTATGCACGCGCACTGTCGCGGATGTTGAACACCTGCGTGTACGTGAGCGAGGGAGCATCGAAGTTCTCGAACATGAGGTCGTCGAGGAACGCGAGGCGTTCGACGAACAGGTCAGAATAGTGCTGCCGAGTCATGACAGCTCCGGCACTACCGCTCATTGTTCACTCCCTTTCTAGATGCCCGCGTCAGCGCGGTAGTGATGGTTGATGTCGTTGATCTTGACCACGATGTTGGGCCAGGTCGCCGACAGGTCAGCGCCTTCCTGATTGCGACTCACGCGGAGCGCACGGAAGGGACGGATGCTGGTGCTGTTGTTGGTCACACCGGAATCCGAACCGTCGATCTCGGCCAGGCTGCGCAGGGCAGTGGCGTTGACGGCGGTCATGTTGGTGGAGCCGAAGTTCTCGCCGGTGATGAGGCCGACATTCGTCAGCGTACCATCATCGACCTGAACTTCGTATTCCTGTTCGGGGCTGTGAGCGACGAGGATCGCACGGTCACTCTGAGTCGCGGGCAGATAGCCCATCGCGGCTCCGAGGAGACTCGTGCGGCCCGTAGCAGTGCCGCTCCAGATATTGACTTCACCGGTCGCAGACATGTACAGGATCTGACCAGGGTAAATCGCTACCGAGGTCACAGCCTGAAATTCCTCGACCGGAATTTCGGTCCCATAGGGGGACCGCAGAGGGCTAAAGCCCTTCGCGCCATCGAGGTTGGCCATGGTGTGTTATCCTTCTTCGCGCTGGTTCTTGATCTCGGAGAGATGGCGGCGGTCCGGCATCAGCTCGCTGCGCGAAGCATCTTCGGCCAGTGGCCGGGTGCCCGTGCTGCGAGGACGCTCGTCCTCCGTCATTCCCTTACCGTCGATCTGAACGCCTGGGCGATCGAAGTGAATGGTGTTCGCGCCCGCAACGCCTCGCTGCTCGGCATCCTTCATCTCGCGCTTCGCGTTTCGCGTGTTCCAAATCCTGGCGTCGAGTCGACACAAGATCAGTCCACCACGTCGCACGTAGCCGTCGATATTCTCGGATCCTTCCATCCGCATGGGAGCGGCGCCCAGATACTCGTCGAGCTTCTGGCCGTACTCATCCTCCCAGCGAACCGGGATCCACCCACGCCAGCCCTTGTACTGTCGGATACGCTCCGACTTCCACGAGAGCACTTGGCCCTCGGGGAACTTGGCGTCGGCCGGGATGTTCTGCTTGATGTGAAGCGGGTTGTGCGTTTCGTACGGATCGTACAGAGTCTTGGAATTCGGGGTCACGTCATTGCCGGCCGCTGCGTGCACCTGTCGAGTGGCGACCGAAGCCTCCACCAGCTCACGCATCTGCTCGTTCTCACGAGCCAGCTCTTCCAGCCGGGATTCAAGTTCCTTGTTCGTTGGCATCATCTACCTACTTGATGAACAGGTCGCGGTTCTGATCGTACTCGTTGGCACGCTCACGGATCTTGTCGACGTCGAACTTCTTGCCGGAAGGCAGACCGCGGGAGAGCTTCGCAGCGATCTCCTTGGCCCGATCCTCTGACATGAATCCGCCGTCCTTGGACTTGGAGTTCTGCACCGGGGCACTGCCCTTCTTGCCAGTCGGAGTCTGGCGAGGACGGCGACCCTGGGTTTCGTTGCCTCTCCAAGCCGTGCCGGTCGAGATGGCGACTTCGTTTGCAACATCCACGATCGCTCGCGGGTTGCTGTCGATGTAGGCCTTGCCCAAGGTCTTGAGCTTGGCGTTCACCTTCTTGGCGAAGTCACTGGTCGAGTCAGCAAGCTGCGGGTACCGATTGACGGCCTCCTGCCCATAGCGCTCACGCGCCGTACGGGCCTGAGTCCGGTGCTCGAAATCCTGCATACGCTTGTCGATCTCGTCTCGAACGATCCGCTCGTTCAAGTACGTGTCAAATGCGGCCTTCTTCTCATCAGGAACCTGATCACGAAGACCCTTCAATTCCTCCACGCTACGATCGTCGAGTCCATTCCCACTCTGCTTGACCGGCTGCGGGTCCGCAGCACGAGCTTCGGTCATTCGCTCCATCAGAGCGATCATCCGTTCCTCGCGCTCCTCACCCTTGCGGATCATCTCGCGGAAGTAGTTCTCGTCCGGACGGTCCTTCGACTGCTCCTTGGGCTCGTCACCTTCCGGTGCCTGGCCTTCGTGCTGGTCGAGATCGTTGTCCTCGATCGTTTCTTCGTCGTGCTCGGGTGGCGAGTCCGGCGGGGTGACGCCTTGAAGCTGCTGTCGCAGCAAATCGTCAGACATGAGTATCCTTCCTCCGTCCCGCATGACGCAGCGGTTGGCGAGCCCGGAGTGTTAGTGTGTGTTAGCGGAACGAGCCGTACTTCTTGACTTGCGGGGAGTTGCTGGTGTAGGCAGCCCCGGTGTCGCCCGTACGTGTCATGGCTTGCTTGGCCATGTGTCGTTCTCCCATTGAGAGCCTGTGCGCCCCGATGGCCTTCTGCTTGTGCAGTGCTTGCACATTTCGGACTTGGCTCTTCTTCTTGGCGATGTTACGCTTCGCCTTCCACCATTGCTTGAGCATCTTAGTCTCCTTCGAGTAGTCGTAGGATCTCGTCGAACCCTTTGAGCGTACCAGCGTGGAACCGTGCGTTTTCGATAGTCCCGGACGCAGCATGATCGAGCGCACGGTCGCGAGCTAGGTCACGCCGACGAAGTAGTTCCTTCACCAACGCATTGTACGCGTCGGGCTCTATCATGTTTCGGTACTTCACTGGACGCCACCCTCCATGTCACCGAGTTCGACTGGGATCTGGTTGCCTGCGCCTGCGCCTTGCGGCGGGCCGCCTGCCTGTTGCATCTGCTGCTGGAGCATCGCCGTGTGCTGGCCGTAGTTGTACGCCAGCGCAGCAACGGCGTCCGGTGATAGCAGTTCAAATGCCTTGCTGTTCCGGAGCTGGTCGATGTGAGCGATGTACTCCTCGTGGTTCTCCATCGGGTGCGCGTCGAGCTTCTGCCCCTGCTTCATCATGGTTACGCCGGTCTTGGCGGGAAGCGGAGAACGTTGGCCGGACTGACCCGGGACACGGGGAGTGATCTTCTCAGTATCGACACCCTCGCCGAAGTGGCTGAGGAAGTCCTTGATCAGCTCCTGTCGAGCCTGGAGATCCTGCATCATCAGCGGGTCAGGGGCCAGAGTGGCGAACCGGACCTGGGCGATGTTGCGCATGACCTCGCGGTTTGTGTTGACGCTGTTGCCGGAGAAGGTATACATGAACCTTCCAGCCAGCTCTTTCTGCGTGATCTTCTGGGCTCGATGCTCGCCGGTGACGTAGTAGAACTTCTCCTCGTCGCCGAAGAACGCTTCGAGTCCGTGGATCTGGTGACAGACCTCGCGCCATCCTCCGCGCTGCGCGCCGGTGATGAACAGGTCCGTCTTGATTCCCGCCTCTGACAGCAGCGCGAGGGTGCCTCGGGCCGTGCGTGGCGCGTTTCGAGTCTGGTTCGATCCGGCCGCCTGCGGACTGACAGTCAGGCGATCGGCGAACAGCAGCAGTGAGTCCATCGCCGACAGATTGGCGAGTGGCTGCTGCGGGAACTTGGGGAACACCAAGCCGTTGGGGTCCGCGATCGGAATGCCCTGGCCAGGCTCCAAGTTCGATAGCACCTCGGGGTCGGTCTGCAGAGCGCTCGGCACGTAGCCGAACCACGGCCGGTTGAGCAGCTCCTGCGCTTCGTTCACGAGGTTCACGATTGCATTGACTTCGACATGGATCGGAGCCAGCAGCTCCGCCATGCTGATGCTGTACCAGCGATCACTGATGCGCAGGTAGTGGAAGTCGGCGAACGGGCGACGCTGGTGCGGCCAGCGCTCTTCGAGGTATTCGGAGTGGACGATCTTCCGGAGCGAGTACGGGATCTGGTAGACGACCTCGGACTCGTTCTCTCCGGTGATGTCGTCGCTGCAGTAGACTTCCCAGATCAGGAGCTTGTCGCCGACGAACGGCTGCGTCTCACTGACCGACCCGCCTGCGGACTGGTCCCGTCCCGACTCCCCGGTCACCCCATCCTTCTGGGCCTTGAGAGTCTGGTTCTCCTCGTCCTCTTGGAGTCGCTTCTCGCCGCGGACCACAGCTTCGAGTCGCTTGTAGTCATCCTCGGACATCTGCCACTTGCCGGAGTCCATTGCGTCGCGGATCTCTTTGAGGCTCATCCAGTGCTGCCGCGTCACGCGCGGAGCGGTCTGGAGGTTTTCCGTGCGGAAGGGCACGATCAGGTCCTCGAACTCCACGTTCTCCACGCACACGCCGTCCTTCACGACGATCGAGCGGTGAACGTAGATGTAGACTTCGTCGATCCGATCAGAGTCGCCGAACTCGACCAGTACATCCGTGTGGACTCGATGGTCCTCCACGAACGTCACACGGTACGCGACGCTGCTCCAGTCCTCTGGCTCCGCCGCGGGGTCGGGGCTCTGGTAGCCCTCTGCCTCTCCGATTGCAAGGATCCCTCGCGCCTTCGGTCCCTGAATGAATGGGCCGAAGTGATCGAACAAGATCTCTGCAGGCGTCTTGCGCCGGTCTTCGGGGACCGGTGCCTGCGTCATTGGGTCGAGCTGCCCTACCTCTAGCCACGCCTTCATCGGAACGGCCAGTACGGTGTCGCGTTCCTTGTAGTCGTAGTACGTGTAGAGCACACCGACCCCGTCGATCAGCGTGTTCCGGAAGCACATCTCGGTCGTTGCGTAGAACTCCGGGATGCCCTGGTCGATCAACCAGTTCAGGTACTTCTCGTTGTTATCCGTCTGCTCGCCGTCGAACTCCTTCTGTACCCGCTTGACGTGGACAATCGGATCCGCGTTCCAGAAGGCATTGGAGATCTTCGGCACAGTGGCCTCGACCTTCTCGGTCACCAAGCGCAGCCGGATGTCCGCCTCGCCCTCGTACTTCATCTCGCGCGGTGCGTCCTCGAAGTACGTCGAGCGAACGAAGCGACGCTTTTCGATGACAGAGCGCCGGTCCCGGAGATCCATGTCGATCAGCCGGCACAGGTCCTTGCCCTTGTCTTCTCGCGTCTGGTCGTCCAGCAGGAACATGTTCCCTCCCTAGTCCGTGACAATGACGTCAACCGTTGCTTCGACCAGGGTGGACTGATTCTGGATGTAGAGAGAAGTGATGCTCCCGCCGTCCAGCATGAGCGACTTGCCCACGCTCCACAGATTGGTCTGGCTGTTGACACCAACGTTGATTGGCTTGCTGGTAGTGATCAAGAGCGTGTCACCCGTAGTGACCCCGCCAAGGTTCACCTGCTGCACTGCCGTGCTCGCTGACAGCACAAAGCGATCGGCGGAGGACTCTACGAACGCCCGTTCCGCCGGAGCGTAGGTCTGATCGTAGAGTGTCGCGCCATCACGCGAGAGCTTGAACCGCGCGAGCGGCTTGACCCGGAGGACGTCTGCCATTTAGCTTGTCTCCTTGTCCGGGGCGGTCTCACGCCCTCCATGATGTTGACCCCGTTGAACTCGATGTCGTCGTCCTCGGCCAATAGTCGAGCGTTACGTTTCAACATCCTGTAGTCGATCTGCGCCTGGTAGATGTACCGGATGCAGTCGATGAAGTCATCGTGGTTCTTGCGGACCTCTTGCTTGTCGCCCTTGAGGTCTCGCTGCTTGTCGGTCTGCCAGGTGTCCCAGCAGAAGTTCAGGAAGTTCTGTTTCACATGGCGGCAGGTATTGTGTACGATGAGCATCGGTTCGTCCCATTCGTACTTACCACGCTGCAGCGCTTCGTGGATGGCGTCGTACCCTGCTTGGGCATTCCGCTTCTTCGCCAGCTCACATGGCAGTCCCTCTCGCGCAAACCGCCGGGCGATCGTGTCGCCGGACGTGCGCTCCTGTTCCTGCGCCGAGTTGTCGATGATGCGATGAGCAATGACTTCGGCGTCGTCGCCGCGTCGCCACTCTCTGCCGACTTGGTACCAGCCTTCCAGTTCTTTGATCTGATCGCTTACTTCGGTGATTGTGCGCAGCCGTTGGTCATACAGGTCTCTGTACACAACCAACTGGTCATCCGGGGAGATAGCCGCCCACAGCACCGCGACTGGCTTCCTGGGGTGTGGGTCGATGACGCAGATCCGGGGCCATGTAGCCGGGATCTTGCTGGGCTCGACCCAGTATGGTGCCTCTGGCTCCCACTCCTTGAACACTCTTCCGGCGAGGTGCAGGAAGTTTCCGTGGAGTCGGGCTTCGAGTTCGTCTTCGCGCAGGTCACTGAGAAACTCCTCGATGGCTTGGCGAGACAGGTGACCGCCGTTGTCCCTGCAGTTGTCCCAGATGGAGAACTTGAACATCCTGACGCTGCCATCCGGGTCTCCGACACGACTCACAATGACGTCGTGAATCCAGGGCTGCGTCAGCGGGGTCATGGTCATCCAACAGTGGCCGTCGAAGTCGACGAGGCCACGGCGGAGACCGGTGTACTTGCGGTAGTCGAAGGGCTCGTCGCCCCAGAACCAATGTCCGTTGGTTCCCTCGAAGGCCATGTCGTCCTGCTCGTTCGACATGAAGTAGACCTTCGATCCGTTTTTCCAAGTCAGTTCAGTCGGGATGCCGCGGTTGTCGCGCTTGACCTTGTACCAACCCCGCGGAGCCCACTCTTCGTACTTGGGCCAGATGGTCTGCTTGATAGCCTGCTGTGCGTTCTGTGCAATGACGCGCCCGATGTTGGGCACGGGGATCTGCTCGCCGTTCGTGAGCCGCACGATTCTGTTCGGATGGTCCTCGGGCAACCAGGGTCGATATCCCAGTGAGTGTGCAATGGCCTCGGCCACGCCTGCCACGGATTTCCCGGAGCGGTTGGATCCGAGGACCAGCCGAATTGCAGCCTGGTCATTTGCGTGGAACTCCGGCTGCTGACCGATTGGCTTGTAGAACAGGATCTTCTTGGTCGCGTACGCCAGTTCCAGCGCCGCGAGTTCTTTCCAGATCTGCTGTAGGTCAGTCCGGATTTCCGCGTTCGACGTCATCGACTAGGCACTCCATCTCGTTCAACCAGGTCTGGTGCTCAAGCTTGCCGTAGTTTTCGTTGTCAAGCACAAGGGTCGTGAGTTGGATCTGAGGCTGGGCTTCGTGCTCCAAGCACATGTCCCGGAAGACCGACAGTGCGTGCATGACAAAGTTGCCCACTGCGACCTCCATGTCCTCTGCTGTTTCGTGGTCGTCGAGATCCGTCCAGGCCGTGGTGTCAGTCGAGTGCTCGTGGAGCATGATGACGTGGTGACTCTTCCGCATGGCGCCTAGCCCTCCCCGGGGTTGTCGAAATCCTCGAAGTCGATGTACTCAGCTTCCTCGACGCCCTGCGCATCCTCCATCTTCTGCTGAACTCGCTGGGAGATGTCAGGGTGATCGTCTTCCAGGCGGACGTTCAGGAAAGTGAGGCTCTTGAGTTTCCCTCGGATCCCAGACTTCAGGGCGTCCAAGGTCTGAGGGATGAGAAGTGCGTCCTCCTGGGACGCTTCATCGAACCCGCCCTCGATCTCTCGAAGCACCTTCATCTTGTCGACAGCGATGGCCATAGCGGTGACTTTCTGCATCAGGCTGGGCCCGTACTCAATCACACGCTGGACGTTCCCCTCGTTGTCACGCACCTCGATCCGGCCGGACTCTAGGTCATCCGGGCTGATAGCCTCCAGAATCTCGTTGGCCTTGTTGTGGACCTTGCCGCTCATCTCCCGGATCGCACCCTGCCTGAACTTGGCGAAGTCCGGATCTGTGCTTTCCTCCATGTGCAGCACCACGTTACGCACGGTCTTGGTGCTGCAGGCGCACTGGCGGGCGGTCTCGGTCTTGTTCCCGGTGAGGAGGTAGACTTGGTAGATCTCCTCTTTTTGCTTCGGCGACAACGGGATTCCCCGGGCGTTCAACCCGCGGGGCTTCCCGCTTTTCGTCAACCCGGCTTCTCCTTGCCGCTTGGCCATGCTGTCTCCGTACGGGAAGAGGGGAAGAGAAGAAGTGGAGCGGGCCCTGTGTCTGCAAGACCCGCTCCTAGCACCGGAGCCGCGCGGACGGGAGGGGAAGTCCGGGCTCAACGGTGTTGTCGCATCGACCCGCTACTGGGACTTAGGTTTCGTGGCGCTGTAATACTGCGTGCGAGCTTGCTTGTACGCTTTCGTCGCAGCCTTGGCCTTGGCCTTGGCTTTCCGGGTTCTCGGGGTGTCCTGATAAGACGAAACCGACTCGCCGTAGTTGGCCAAAGTGTCCCGCCATTTGGTGCGCGCCACACGCCGGGCAAGGTTGCCGACTCGTTGCGCGGATTTCGAGGGCTTGGAAGATCTCCACCAGCTCATTGTTACCGCACCCCGATCTTCTTGGCCTTGGGCTTGGGCGCGGGAACATCGGCCGGCGTCATCGGCTTTCGCTTGCCTGGGCCGATTCGCCTCCCGGAGATCGGGCCGATCCCACGGTCGAGGTACTTGTCCGACATGGATCCCCACTTGCGCTGGGAACCGGTCAGGGGCTTGGATCGGGATTGGTTCGACATCGGGGCTCCCGGGAGGCTAGGCGGCTAGGCGCAGCCGGCCAAAGGCTAGGTGTGCGCGAAATCGCGCTAAGTCGTTGTGCGCCTTGCAGTTAGGTGTCAGGCGCAAGTGCAGTCCCAAGTGGTTATACCGCAAGGGGTTAGCGTGTTTCACATATACTATTACGCGGGAAGGCGGGGCAAAGTTCCAATCTTTTTTGCTATAGGGCGTTTTTCTAAGTAAAGTCGTTGCGGCATAATAGGTTAGCGTGCTAGGTGTTAGGTGCTTTTTCGTAGCGGATCGGCACCCAGCGGTTGGTTAGGTGGGCGGTTTGGTCGGCGTCGGGCCCCGTGGCCCCTTCCGTCACAATTTTCGGCCCACCGGCATGCCTCTTGCTGGCATCCCCATATCGCTATGCGGCTATACGCTCCATCGCTATGCGGTCATACGCTCCTGCGCCTAGTTCACTTGCGCCTAGGCTGCGCCGGCCGGAGGCTAGCAACTAATCGCCATGCGCCTGGCCTCCGGCCGGCTGCGCCTAGCAACTAGCGTGCCAATTCCCTGGCGCATGGCGCATAGCGTCCTGTTTTCTAGCATCGTACCCACTTGCTGCTAGATCTTCCTCATGGTTCCTCGGTGCTGTCTCTATCGTTCCCTGTCATTCCTCATGCCATCTTGACGCTACTAGTATGTCTTGATGCTATTCTGTCATGTCTATTAACACCTAGTATGCTATCATGATATCTAGTCATGTATCCTTGTACTCTATGTGGGTCAGTATTCTAGTGTTCTATCTAGTCATGTATCATTGTGTACTATTATGCTATCATGATATCCTATTAGTCCTCATTATACCATTGGCGCATTGTGCAATGGTACAGTGTTCCCCGGGATGCCTTGTTGTTCCCTGTTAGGTTTCGGCGTTCCTCTGTTCTCTTTCTGAGACTAACACTGTCGCAAATTGCGGAATCTATGTTCCTTAGCGCTCCCAGTTATTCCCTATCCTTCCCGGTTGTCCTTGGCACAAGACATGCAATACTCTCTTGCATCGGGCGGACGGACGCCCGGGGAGGCCTGAGAAACTTCCCGCCCTAGATCGGCCCCATACGATCGCCAAGGGAACTCCGAGGAACTTTGAGAACCGAATAGCGACTACGGGCCACGCGAGGGTACGATCCGACGCAACGGCCCCTTCGGAGACACTATCCGAAACTCTCCGCCCCATCGGGGAGTCCCCGGGAACCCTGAGAATTGACCGGGCTGATGAGGAACGCTCAGGGAATCACAAGACATCAGGAGGAGTCATGAGCGACTTCACGGACGTCGAAGAAGTCATGAAGAAGATGGCCAGACGATTGGACATCAACGAGAACGACAAGGAAGCACGGGCCATCTTCGACCGCGCTTCGGAACTTCTGACCACGATCTGGATGGAGGAGAAACGATGAGAAAGATGTGGAGAACATCGGGAAGCATGAGGCACTATAACCACCTGATGAGTTGCGAAGAGGCACGACAGGACACCATCGAGGACAACGAGCGACGACTGGAAATCACGGACCGTCTCGACGTCGCATGGGAATGCATCGGGAACATCTGGGACGATGAGGACGATTTGAAGGCGATCCGGTATCATCTGGACCGTGAGGAACGCCAAGCGGAAGCACGGGTAACCTTCGGGAACTTCTGGGACGAATTCTACGCTCTGCCGTACTTCCGGGCGCTCTAGGGAACGACCCGAAACTCCCCGGAACCACGGGGAGTAGCTAGCAACGTCGCGGAATTGGCTAGCCTGATGAGGAACGCTGCGACATCACACGGAATCGGAGGACATCATGAGAATGAACGAGAAGATGCGGGAAGCGATCCGCAACGGTAAGGAAGTTCCACACTTGATCGACGACGACGAGGCACGACGAGAAGCGGCTCTCCTCGACGCGAAGGGATCGGAACTTCGGGGGAAAGAATGGGGCATGGTAAGAAAGCATTGGACAGATCAAGCACGGTTCCGGTACAATGGGAAGCGGAACGCGAAGCGCAAGGGAACGATCCGGAACAACGTGGAACACGCGACCATCGCGAAGATCCGCTAGCCACAAGGAGCCATCATGGTCAACTGTGAGGAACGACGAGGACTCCCGAAGCTCAAGAAGGAACTACGGATCCATCTGGAGCACTACGGGATCGGATGCGACATGAACGACGACGACGTGAAACGACGCGCCCGCATCGAGATCCGCTCGATCGAACGGGAAATCGACAACCTTCGGAGGGAACGATGAGTCACGACAAGCACGAATTCTACCGTACGCTCTGCGACGAGGAACTACAGAGAGTCGTGCGACGCATGGAGGCACGAGCCGCCGTCGCAGAGACTTACAGGGCATGGAAGGTAGCCTTGGAACTTGCCAGGGCAGCATCGGAAGTCATCGAGGAACGGGAGGAACGATGAGCAACAACACGGGGCACTACGTCACAGCGTGCAATCGCAACGGACTTGTGATCTGGACGCGATGGATCGAGGAGCGATCGGCAATGGCAGCGTGCAATGCGGCACGCAAGGAAATCGAGAAGACGTCTACGGAATGGTGGACCATCTTTGCGGGCGATCCGGCCCGACCGGCCCATATGGTCACCACGAAGGAAGGATGAGGAACGATGAGCCACAAAGAGGTACAACAAGCCCCGACAGGGCAGTGGGAAATCGTACGGGAACCGGGAAGCAATCTCGTGGACGTATGGTACGTCTGCGGGAACAAGAGGGAACGAATCGCAGCGGACGTCACTTCTGCGGACTTCGTGGACATCGCGATGGACGATGCGAAACGACGAGGCATGATGTAGGATTCGCAATTCGCAATCTGCGAATGGCAAAATGCAACGCACCCGTGGTACAATCGGGTATCACGGGGAACGACGAGGAACGATCGGGCATTGGCACGATACTGGCAATGGATCCGGTCAACGGCGCGGGACGCATCACATGGACCGCGCGAAACGAGAGGGAACAATGGGGAAGCCCAAGCAACATCTACGGAATCTGCTCAATCGTAAGGCGCTCCGTGGGTACAATCGGGCAGTCGGGGGCCTCGGGCTCCCTTCTAAGATGCCCGGGGTAGCCTACGGGATCAGCGCGAAACGATGCGCAACCGGAGGGAAGCTACAGGACGTTCCGGGAAGCGTGTGCCACAAGTGCTACGCGATGAGGAACAACTACACCTATCCCTCCGTCATGAAGGCTCATGAGGCACGATTCGCCGCTCTGGGGAATCTTCACGAATGGGCGGACAGCATGGGGAACCTGCTGGAACTACTCGGAACGTCGATCCACGATGAGGAACGATACTTCCGTTTCCATGACAGCGGGGACCTGCAATCCATTGAGCACCTTTGCGCGATCGTATCGGTAGCGGAACGGAATCCCGCGTGGCGATTCTGGCTTCCGACGAAAGAGTGGGGAATCGTGAGGAAGTACCGGGAAGCATCGAACTTCCCAAGCAATCTCACGGTGCGCCTGTCCACTCTGAAGGTCGGAATGGGACCGGTCGGGAACGATCTGCCATCATCGACCGTCTCGTGGGACGATGCGAAGCATCAGTGCCCGGCGAGGAATCAGGGGAACGAGTGCGGAAGCTGCCGGGCCTGTTGGGACCCGAAGGTAACGAACGTCAACTATCCGCTCCACTAGGGAGCCAGGAGGAACGACCATGGATCACCTGAGCTATGCGGAACGCCAGCGTCGCATCGACGAACTATGGACCATGCACGACCATTGCATGGAAGACGGAGACACAAGGGGTGCGGAGGACTTCGGAGGGGAAGCCCTGATGCTCCAACGGAAGCTTGACGACGCGATCCGGCGCGACAACGCCCTACGGGGAGCCCCGACCCACGATCGGGACTGAGGAGGAACGATGCAGTACAGCGAGGAACATCTCGCCAGGATGAACCGCAGCGGACAACGGGGAGGAGCGGTGGGGAGCAAGCCGACCGTCGTGACCCGGATGCTCCAGCGCCTGGAACGAGACGGAAGGATCAGGAAGGATCAGGCAGTGCTCGACTTCGGAGCGGGCAAGAGGGCAGCACAGACCGCCCTGCTACGCGACGAGGGATGGGAGGACGTCACGCCACACGACATCGGAACGAACAGCCACGAGGAGGAATCAGGAAGCCCTACGGGGGCCGACGTGGTACTCCTGAGCAACGTCCTGAACGTACAGGACAGCATCGAGAGCATCATAACCGTACTGACCCATGCGTGGTGCTATGCGAAACACGGAGGACTCCTGATCTGTAACCTGCCACGAGAGCCCCGGTATGGGCACTACGGGGAGCAGGACGTAATGCAAGCCCTCCACTGGGCAGGATGGGACATCATGGAGACGGAGCAGTACGGATCGGGAAGGATCTGGATCTGCAAGAGCCGATGAGGCACGAGGAGGAGCGATGCTCTACGACCCGAAGCTACTCGACGTCGAGTGGGACAACACGGAACACCGGTACTCGGTGTGGTACGACAACACCTTCGCGGGGTTCGTGGCCCGTCCTGAGGACGCACACGACCTCATGGTGGTCCGGGCGACGGCGGGCGTCTAAGCAAGCAAGCAGCGTGCCAATCGCAAACTGCAACAATCCGGTTGCAAAGTGCGAAGGGCACATGGTATGATGGGGAACGTCGAGACACCGGGTGCCACCATGAAACACTGGCACGGTATTCGCAAGGTGTCAAGTCAAGAACGCAACTACCCATCGTCAGGAGGACTAGAATGTTGACCGATCACCCGAAGCTGAAGGGCACCATGCCCAAGGCGTGGCATGAGGAAGTTTGGCGGGCGAATCCGTCCGGCGACCTCGACGCGGCTTCTCATGAGGTCGTGCCGAAGGCGAAGCTCGTGGTCGACGAGACTGACACCGTGCTGGGCACCGTGTCGAATCGACACACCATCGTCCAGAACCGGGAGTTGGTGTCGGCCCTGGAGGTTGCGGCGGATCGCTGCAACATCGACGTCGAACCGCTCGTAGGACGGTACCGCCGTGGCCGGGCAACCTACGAGTTCCACGTCCCGACCCTCGACATGCGCCCCTTCGGCGACCCGTCGAAGACCACGCCCCGGATCACGCTTGTGAACGATCACAGCGGGACGGGCGGGCTCAAGGTGCTGTCCGGATGGTACCGTCTGGTATGCACGAACGGGCTCACCATCGGGACCGTGCTGCACCAGAACACCGTCCGACACACGGGCGAGATCGACGTGCTCGGCTTCGTCCAGGCTGCGGTCGAGAAGATTCAAGACGAGTTCGAGGTCCAGGGCCTACTCGCCCGGAACCTGTGGGCGGAGCGGCACCATTTCGTCGGAGCCGAGAAGCCCCGTGAGGAGGCCGTGAAGCGCGTGAGCGACCCCGACAAGTACACGCCCACCCTGGTGGACCAGATCATCGCAGACACGTCGGCACGGTACGACAGCTACCTCCGCACGGCCATGCACGAGAACCGTCGAGAGATCGGCGATAACCTCTGGGCTCTGGCCCAGGCGGTGTCCCAGACCTCGACCCATCGGATGCCCGGGGCGAACGCGGACGCCTGGGCGACCCGTCAGCTCAACCGGATCCGCGAGCACGTCGGCCTGTAGGCTGGCACCCCGTTAGTCGCCAGATCTGACACATTCGGTGCGGGTCTGGCGGCTAACCCGTCATGAACGAGGAGATACGATGAATACCTACACGCGAGACGACATCAAGCAGGCGCTGCAGGCGGCCGGCTTGCCCAGCTACGTGCGGCACGCAGTGTACTCCAACCTGCCGGCCAAGGCGAAGGCGAAGCCCGACCTGCCGCCCAAGTTCGTCCAGCCGGGCAACGCCTGCGAGAACGTGTACCTGACGGACCTCAACGGCAACGTCCACGAGGGCCGCATGGTCGTGGCTGCCTGCTCCGACCACGCCGAGGCGAAGTTCCGCAAGCACATCACGTTCTGGCGTGCGAGTGCCCTGGCGAAGTACGGGTTGACCGGGTCCGCCGTGAAGGCCAAGTACGAGGACGTGCGGATCGACAACGCCCCGCTCGGAGGGGTGGAGTGATGGAGATCCGCACCGACTGGCTGATCTGCATCACCGTCGCGGAGGACCTGGACTCGTGCGAGCTTGCGTTCGTGGAGGTCGCAGACGAGGGGATCGAGGAACTCGACGAGATCGTGATCCGGACCGAAGGCAAACTCTCCCGGATGGTCGAGAAGGGCGGGCGCACATGCCCGTGCTTCTCCCGGAAGGGCATCAGCATGTTGCACGAGGCGCTGGGTGCGTACCTGGCTGCCGCGGAGCAGCGAGACGAGGAGGAGTGATGGAGCGCATCAAGGAGTGGTGGAAGCGGTTCACCGACCAGTTCGGCCCGGCTGTCCGCATCGTGAAGAGGCAGAACTTCAGGGGCGGCGACACTTGGTACGTCCAGCGTCGGTACGGATTCCTCGGCGGGTGGTACCCCAACGCTTGGCACCCGCATCCCATCCGCTCGGCAACGCAGGCGAAGGTCTGTGCGCACGAAGCGATGGACCGGATCAAGTGGGAGGAGCTGGCAAACAAGCACGAGGTGCAGTGGTACTCGGGGAGGATTCGTTGGTAAAGCGAAGCGATCTCCGGGACTACCTGATCTCGTTCGCAGTCCTGTTCGTGCTGGGGATCGCCGCTCTCGCAAGTGCTTTGCTGCCAACGTATGTGGCGATCGTTGCAGTCTGCAAGTTCTTGGCTGGTAGAGGTTAGTGTCCTGACGACACATCTCTATTGAGCCAATGGTTCAATCAGGACATAGAATACTAGTAGGTTATGTATATTAGTATTCTATGTACTCTAGGTATATTAACACCTAGTAACGCTAAGAGAACTAGTAATCTCTCTTAGTAAAGAGACTAGGTAGTAAGGATATCTCATGGCCCTTAACTGGGATCGGCTAACGCCGGCTATGAAGAAGGCTCTCCGGGATCCCAAGAATCGTGAACCGCTACGGTTCGACAGTATCCCGGGAGAGCGGTACGCAGACTACGAGGTGGACGAGCGCCAGCACGTCGACCGGAAGCAAGCTCGTGACCTCAGACAGAGGTTGACAGAGATCCCGGATCGTGGTACGATTAGTGGGTCGTACGATCTCCGGGCTATCGAGGAGGAGGACCCCGATGCGTAGCAAGATGCGATACATTCCGATCACGAAGGTGCTTCCCGGGCAGGAGTTCGTCCACTACGGGATCGCCTATGTCCGGGCGACGGAGCAGCAGGAGCGCAAGCATCCCAGTCGTGGGCTGGATCGGAACCCGAACCGGCCGCTGGTCTGATAATCGAGTTTAGTGCCCAGAAGCAGGG